GTAGATCGACTGGAGCACGTCGATCACGTTGCTCTCGGTGAGAGAAGTGGTCGCGGTCGTGTTGATCGAGGCGGCGGGGGTGCGGAACGTGGAGTCCACGGCGGTCGCTGTATCGGCCTGCGCTGTGGCTTTGATCCACTCGCCGATGCCACGGGTCTTGTAGGGGTTCGAGCCGGACTGCACTTGGCTGTCGTTATCGGAGCCCATGATGGCCTCGATGTCGATTTTCAGCTCAACAAGCGCCTTGGCTGCCGCCTTGTTGAAGGCTTGCTTTTTACCAACTCCTGCGAGGTCGGCGACATTCTCAACGAGGTCGTCCACTTGGAACGCCCGGCGCACCTTTTGAATGCGGCCCGAGAGGAGAACGCGGTTGGCGTGCTCGTCGTCGTAGCTGGAAACGTCATCGTTAGCGAGGACGCCTGCGGTTTGTGGGTCGGAGTAGCGGTCGGCTGGCCACTGGAAAAGCACGTTGGCTGGTTCCTTGGACTTTTTGCACATGGAGAACAGAGGTGTGTCTCCGGGTTCGATGAGGACCATCGCGTCGGAGATGTCCTCGCGCTGGCCTTTAACTGTAGTGATGGGGGTTGCTGCCATAGTAGTGGTTTTGGGGGGTTAGAATTTATGGGTCATTGGGGTTGGTTAGTTGAAAAGTGAGGCGACGAAATTCTCGGCGGCATCACGGTTGCCAGACTTCTTCAGGGCTTCGAGCGGATCGGCTTGGGATTTTGTCTTGGGGGCGGCTGAGGGACTGACAACTTTGGGGGCTACGGCTGGCTTGGCGGCTGCCGGTGCGGCAGGCTTGGCCTTGGCTGTGGCGGCTTTCTTTTGGATCGCCTCGGCTTGCTGGAAGCGCAGGGCTTGTCCACGAATGGCGTCGCCTATCACAAGTTCCAGATTCGGTAGCTTGCCGATGCCGGGATACGCTTTCAGCGTAGCCATCATCATCTGGCGGGCTTGGGAATCATCCTGGAACAACTCGGGGTAAGCCTGCCGGGCTTCAGCCTGGAAACTCTCTCGCTGGGCGAGGTAGGTCCGGCGGGCAGGCTCGGCTTTGAGGATCTGGCGGGCGAGGCGCAGTCGCTCTTGAAGCTCTTGCTTCGTGAACTTGCGCGTGCTGCCGTTTCCCACATCCACTTCCACTTCGCCGCCTTCGTAGTCGGCTTTGGCAATGAGGTCGGGCACATTGTCGAGCACGGTATTGGCTGCGGCCAGTCGGCTTTCCAGCGCCTCGGGCGTGGCGACATCCGCCAATGGGTCGGCGGCATCTTGCACCACGATAGGCTGGGCGCGGGTGAGAGCGTCCTTGGCGGCGGTGAGTTCGGCTTGCAGGCTGGTGGCTTGCTCCTCGGCGCTCTTAGCGCGGGCGGTGAGCTTGTCCACTCGCTTGGCGAGCTTCTTCACAGCGGGAGCTTCGGGGTCTTCCTCCGCGGCGTCGTCTTCGTCCTCGGTGGCGTCTTCGGGTTGTTCGGGATCGTCCGTGGAATCGGCGTCCGTTTCCGGCGCGTCGGTTTCCTCGGTCTGGTCCTCGGGGTTTATGTCAGTGTTAGTCTCATCCGCGACTGCTTCCTGTGCGGCCTCTTCGGTCGCCGGAGTCTCATCAATGGTCGGGAGCTTGACTCCCAGCGCGTCGATGACTTCGCCGATGCTGAATGCTGTTTCTGTCTGTTCCATGGTTTTTGTTGCGTCCAAGTCGCGGTGTCAGAACTGAGGTCTGGTGCGGGTCCGACATTTTCACGGACTCGCGGCGAGCAGTTCAGCACTCGCGCTGATAGGGGATATGCCTGCAAAATTTGCAGACTGAAACACAGCCGCGCCGGAACCGACCGGAACCGACAGAAAACGACCGAAACCGCCCGCAAATTTATTGCGGAACGATCATTTTCGCGGCGTCACGAAAATGATTATTTCTTGGCAAGAAATGCCTCGGCGCGTGTGCGCTCGATTTCATTGCGCAAGGTGCGAAGGGCTTCCAAGCCGCCTGCGCTGTGGGCGAGCAGGCCGGGGTTCTGCGCCGTCTGCCACATGCAGGTAATCTCAGCAGCGTCCTCAATCGCGTCGCTCAACTTTGCCAACACAGCACGAAACCAAAGCTCCTCCTGCGGCACACACCAAGCGGCTTGTAGGTCTTCAGCACTCATCAAAAAGGAATCTCCGGCGACTCGGCCAGCGGCACGGCCACTCGCTCTGCGGCTGGTTCGCTCTCTGTTTTCTTCGCCTCAAAGTAGAGCTTGAAATACTTTTCTCCCGAATCGCGGTTTGTGTTCACAAAAGCGCTGATCCAATACGGCACGCCAGCAATCGTGCAGGAGCCTTTATGCGAAGGCTGCGTTGACTTTTCCTGCTTCTTGTTCCGGCCCAGAGAGCCCTCAAAGTCTGTGCGTTTCTCACTCATGCCAGTTTTTCCAGATCGCTTGAGCGATACCAAGCGCGACTCCCGCGCTTGCGTATGGGTTTAATCAACGCACTTTCGACAAGCGTTCGGAATTGTCTCTCAGTAACCCCAAGACGGGCCATGACATCGCGGCGTCGGAGAAGTTTCATGTTGTTTCCATTATAGGGGAGGCGTGTCAATAGCTCCCTCCTGGGCGGGCTCGCAGCATGGCGGGGTCTTCGTAGCCCACGCCGGAAAGCGTGATGTAGCGGAGGATGTCGATCCAGTCTTTGGTGGCTCCCTTTTTGCCGTCGGCACCGGTCCATGTCTTGAGAGCATAGATGAGATTCTGACAGCGTTCGGAGATGTAGAGGCGCGGCGAGTTCAGCGCATCCATCGGCGCGTCTTCGTTGTAAGCGAGCCAATCGTTGATGAGCGTGACACCTTCCACAATCGCCTGCCCGCTGGTGGCGCGGAAGTCGAGGCCGATGCGGTCGCTGCATTGCTCGATGAGGGTTCGCACGCCTTCCTGCGTCATCGTCGGCGTGTTGCCATAGCGGCTATCCATCCAACGCTCGGAGGGCTCGGCGGAGTCGGCTTTCTCGGCAGCGTCGATGATGCGTTTGTAATCCTCAAATCCAAAGCCCGCGCAGGCTTTTTGCGCTGGCCCAGGGCGGCCGTCTTGCAGCCTGCCATCCGCCTCAGCCCACGGGCCGGGGTAGCCCACGCCCTCGATGTATTCGATCTGGTCCGGCCACTCGCGGTAAATCCAGCACCGGCCATCCGGCGTGTAGCGGATCCAAAGCATGGCCCATGTCTTACCCTCGCCGGGGTCCACAAAGTGAAAGACCGTGCCATCCCCCGGCACCTTCTCGGCAGGCACCACATGAACCGTGTCGCGGAATTTGGGAAACATCGACATCCGGGCCTTGGTCGGCACGCCATAAGCACGCATGAGGATGCGCTCGCGGTTGCTGCCGCGTAGCTCCGTCTCCATCGCCTCGGGGTTGCCGTAGGGATTGTCGGCGGTGTGGAAATAAACGACACGGGCTTTTTCCCTGGTGCATTGCTGGATGCGCGGCACTTGCTCCACGCCGATCAGGCTGCCCTCGCGGTAGCGCGGCAGGAGCGGCGCATCGCATTCCTCCAGCGTCTTTGCACCGTCGAGGTATTCTTTGACGGTGGTCGTGTAACCCTCAATCGGCGTGAAGCCAATGCCCAGCTCGCCATCTCGCGTGAGCAAACGGAAACGCAACGCCTCCAGCCAATCCGGCGTCACCAATTCATCCGCCCATACGAAATCCAACTCCGACCCTTCGATGCTGGTGACATCCATGGAGTAGAATTTGAACCAACACTGCGAGCCATTCGGCAGCACGAAGCTGTTCTCGGTGAAGCCGCCTTTCTGCGAGTAGGTGATGTTTGCCACCGCGCCCTTCTTGAGCTTGCCGCTGGCGGAGGGTTTCCATTCTTTCGGCAAATACTCCCACAAATAAGGCTGCTGACTCTGGATCGAAGCGGCCTCCGTGCTTTGCAGGCACCACACCTTTGCGCCGGGCTTATTGACCAGGTGTTGCATGGCCCGCCGCGCATAGTAGCGCGACTTGCCGGAGCGGTTGCCGCCGAGGATGAGAAGCTCCGTGACGCCCTTGGGAAAAAGCGCACGCAATTCCGAGAACCCCGCATCCGCCCGCGCCCAAGCCGGATTCTCCCACCCGTAGCGCCACGGATCCTCCACCATGCGGGCAATCTGCTCCTCCCGCTCGCGGTGGATGGCGAGCAACTGCGCCTCAGTGGCTCCCAGGCGTCGCCCCTGATACTGCACGACAAAGGTGCCATCCGGTCGGCGGCCCTCGATGACGATATCTGGAATGACCGGGCTTTTAGTTTGAGGAATCATGGGCGGGCAGGCTTGAGTTCATGTTCATGGAGGTTTAACCAGGCAACGGCTTTGCCAGCATCGCCGACATCATCGACCGTCACGCACAGGTCGGAGATAACCCCGGCATCTTGCAGGAGGTTCAGCGCATGAGTAGCGTCAATTCGGCGGTGAGCAATGTAGTCGCGGAGGGAGTTCATGTTATTTCCCGCAGGCCGGACATATTGCTTTTCCGTGTTGAGTGTAATTGACCGACGATCCACACCTGTGACAAAACCCAATGAAGTTTACGAATTTTCGCCAATAATAGCGCACCCGATAGCCAAGAATAGTGAAACTCATTTCGCGCCCTCCAATTCTTTCTTTCGTTTGTAGTAGAAAATAAATGGAACGGCAGGCCAAATGATCAGAATTAAAACGCTCCAAGCTAGGCATACGCCCACGAAGAGCGGCACAGCAAAGATACTGCCAATGGCATACCAAAACGGGCTGAGTTTCATTTCGCGCCCTCCTTGAGTTGGTCGAGTTCGGCGCGGAGTTTCTGTGCATTTTTAGTTACTGGACACGACGGCCATCGCTCATCTCCATCATTTTCAAAAAATTGATTTGCAAACCATTCCGCGATGTCGCGAATCTTAGCATTTTTCTCCCTTGCCTCGTCGCGCTCGCGTTCCTTCTCTTGGCAATATGTCTTCATTTTCTCCGCGATGCGATACCGACTGAAATTGGAATATAACTCTTCCCATGCCGAATCCGTTTCTGGCGTTGGTCGCTCGCTCATTTTGTTTCCTCCTCGTAAATTGAAAATTGTTTGTATAGTTTATGCCAAAATCCGGCTTCGTGCCGCGCCGAGTCTAACTCGCGCTTAAGTCTAGCCAGTTCCTCAGTTGTGCGGAGTTCAAGACCAGACAACCTATCTGCAAGCTGTGCTGCATCTTCCCTCGCCTCGTTACGCTCTCTTACAAATCGCTTAGCGTCAACTTCTAATCGGTCTAAACGATCATACCAGTTATCCGTAACTCGTTCCAAATTTTGCGAATAACTTAAAGAATCTATGAATCCGTCTGAATGATTTCGCTCGATCCAGCGGTAAATGTTTGTAAGTTTTGCTTGCGCCTCGTCGCGCTCGCGCTCTGCTTTTTGCGCTCGCTCCAACATTGCATCAACTTCCTTTTCTGTTGCCTCTCGTTCGCGCAAAGCGTTTCCGTGCAACTCCCGCGCCTCGTTGCGCTCTCTTACAAATCGCTTAGCGTCAACTTCTAATCGGTCTAAACGATCATACCAGTTATCCGTAACGCGCTCAAGATTTTGGAAATAGGTTAGCGAATCAATAAAACCATCGGCGTGATTTCGATCAATCCATTGGTGTATCGAAGATAGTTCTTTTAGAGCCTCATCTCGTTCACGTTCTGCTTTTTCTAACTCATCCCTGTGGATTTGGTGCATGATGTTTCCGTCGAGCCACATTTCCAATTCAGTCCGCGCCTTGTCGCGCTCGCGTTCAAGTTTGCGAGCAATTTCAGCGGGAACTGTTGATGCGCCAAGCGACGGAACATAAGTTCGCGCATCTGTCTCTGGTGTCTCACTCATTTCGCGCCCTCCTTCTTTAGATAATTAGTTGGATACACAGCCGGAACCCCGACAAGCTCAAACATTTTAGCTGCCGCAATTTGAGAATTGTGTCTTCCTTTGGCTTTGTAAAAAACCTTGATAGCCTCCAGCGCCTCGTCGAGCTCGCGCCTTGCCTCGCGCAAAAGCTCCCATGCCGCCAGTTCGCACTGCAAATCGTTCTCCCTCTCTGTGTTCTCTGTGTCCTCTGTGGTCATAATTCGTTTTCAAAAGCCCGCGCCTTCACCACCAACCGCCTCGCATTTTCCACCAGGTCAAAATAAACCTCCTGCGCACCAATATCCCGCGTATATTCCGGAGGCTGCGCATAATGCAACACAGCCCGCAGAGTCGCCGCCAAGTCTGTTGCCAGCTTGCACGTGTGAGCCACGCCCGGATGGTCCTGCCACTCACGATGACAGGCGGGACAGGCTATCGCTGAATCAGATACTATTGTCATATTCAATAAATTGTTAAGGGTTTCACTTCAAAAGACTCAACTCAATACGGTGAATCTCGCTCTCGATCTCCGCCAGCATCGACCACTGCTCGCGGTTATAGGTGCCCTTAAACGGGAAATCGCACCGAGAAAATTTGCCGTTCTCAAAGGTAATGATGACTTTACCCAATGTGTCCGGACACTTTGGCTCAGGCGTGTCTGAGGTGAGTTGGAAATGATATTCCGTGATGCTGCGTGTGGATTTGTGGCTGATGGTCATGGTGTTATTTTTTACTTCTGTCTTTCGTTCTTGTTGTTGCTGTAAGCCTTTTCGGTCACATTTTTGAAAAGGGTGTGCTGGCCGATGAAGTTGAGTTTGATTTCCGGCGTGGGGCCGTTTCTTTGTTTTGCCAAGATGAGCAGGGTGTTGTGATCCATAGGCTCCTCGTCGGCGTCGGATTTTTTCTTGTTTTTATCCAGGCGGTGGATGAGGAGCACGGTATCAGCGTCTTGCTCGATGCTGCCGGATTCGCGGAGGTTTGAGAGCTTCGGCTTGGAGCCTTCGTCGGCGTCGCGGTTGAGCTGCGCCAGGGCGATGATGGGGATGTTCAGCTCCTTGGCCGTGATCTTGAGCGCCATGGAAATCTCACTCACTTCCAGCGCGCGGCTCTCGCCTGCCCGTTTCGACGAGCCTTTCATAAATTGCAGGTAATCGACGACGATGAGGCCAAGGCCGTATTGCGACTTGGCCCGTCGTGCCCGACTGCGGAATTGCGCCACGGTGAGCCCGGGCGTGTCGTCGAGGTAGAGCTTGCTCTGCACCAGCCGGGTGGCTGCGCCTGAGACATTCCCCATGGCTCTGCCGTCAAAAAATCCGTCGCGTGTGCGCTGGAGGTCCAGACCGGCCTCGGAGCAAACGGCGCGGGTCATCAGCTCGACGCTGGGCATTTCGACCGAAAAGACCAGTGTCGGCACGGCCTTCTGCATAGAAGCGTGCAAGGCTATCTGCATGCCGAGTGCTGATTTACCGCACGCAGGGCGAGCGGCGATGACGATCAACTGCCCCCCAAGGAATCCGCCGGTCGAGCGGTCCAGATCGTGGATGCCGCTTTCGAGCCCCACGGTTTCACCCCGGCTGTGATAGACCTTCTCGATATGCTCCACGGCGGCCATTACAGCCGTTTTGCAATGCGAGACGGGGTTTTCCCTTGTCGAGTGGTCGCGGAGAGCATACAGCGCCTGCTCGCAGCGTTCTTGGGCATCCTCCGTGGTGAGTGCATAGTCGTTTGCAGCCTCGGCCATGGCGAGGGCGGCTTGGCGCATGGCACGGCGTTTCCACACATCCAGCACCTCGGCAGCGTAGTAGCGCCAATTCATCGTAGTGGCGACTTCCTGCACCAGCTCAGTCACACCGGCATAGCCGCCACACTCCTCAAGCTGGCCCGCCTTCTCCAGCTCAGTCGTCACCAGGATAAGGTCCACCGGCCGGGCAGCCTGCCGCATGGTGGCGACGATACCCATGATCGTCTGGTGCGCTGGCAACACAAACTGCTCGGGCGTCAGCGCCTCCAGCACGCTATCTGCCGTGCGGCCATCGGTGATCGCTGCGCCGACCACGGCTTTTTCGGCAATTTGATTTTCGGGAAGGATGCTTTTCATTTTCTTGGCAAACGGGAAGCAGCCATGGCCGTGGCTTTGCGGAGCGAAGATCCGAAGCCGAGAAGGCGGAAGACCTTGCAGCACACACTTGGGTTCGGCTCATACCCGAGAAGGCGGAATTGCTCCGCCCCGTCGTCGCTCACCACCGGCGAGCCATCCGGATGCGTCATCGGCGTGTAAATAGGGTCCTCCATAGGGCGGCTCTCGTAAGTGCCGACCTGCCAGCGGAGAAAGTCATTCACAGCCTCCTCGTTATGTCGTGTCACGACGCACAGGAGCCCCAATTCGGTGGCTCTCGTTTCAAATGTTTCGATCATATTTATCATGTTGGTTTTTTTGTTTTTATGCTG